CATGCTTCGTCGGAGCCCAATGTACCTGTAACAAAATCCTTCTGCATATCTACCACAATCAGATAATTTTTTCCCATCGTCAATCCTCCTGCGTACTCAATAAAATACATCCCGAAACTGTCCGTTACTCAAACTCAATACGACTTGGTGTACTCGTGTGATATTTTCTGTTTAAAAGCGTATATTTACAACGCTGACAACAGATAAAAACATTAGTGTTTTATTATCCGGGTACCATTTCCGTACCAGGTTCAATGGTTAATTCTAACATATTTACATTAAAAAAGGAAGTACCCTGTTTCAGTATACTTCCTAATTCTTTGACACTTTACATGTCCTTTGGCTTTGGTGAACCATTAATGGTATGTATGATTTTGGGAGGCTCGTTTGGTACATATACAATCAGATCACTAAGATCGCATTCAAGGGCTTCACATATCAAATCCAAGTGCTCCAGATTCACCCTGTCCACCATCTCATGGTACAGATCACTAATTGTTGTTGGCCTGATACCAGTCTTTCGAGCCAAATCAGCCTGAGTCCATCTGCGGTCTCCAAGCCTTGAAGAGAGTAAAATTTTTATCATACGTCTTGCTCCTTCCGCTATAATTTACCACAATATGGTACAACGGAATGAGAAATGTTATAATATCACAAATTTCGTTATTATGATTGTATCACAAAGACATCGACAAAGGATGAACACAATTAGATTACAAAGAATTTAAGACCCTGCATGGCGATAAGGCAGAGGACTAACACTCCTGCCTTTCATTATACTTATTCAGATAGTTCCGGACGCCCCTAGCACCCCCACCCCATCCTTCCCCGGCTCATCACCGGGGCTTTTCTTATTATCGGCTACACAATTGCCCCACTCTCGCTAATCCGATCCGCCGTTAACATCCAACCGTCCGTATCAAATGCATAATAGCTGCCACCAATCTCCTGCAGGGTGCCCGACGGATACGTATACCCTGCCATTACATACCACCACGCGCCACCCGATTCCTGAATCCACCCTTCCACATATTTGCCAGAAACCCAACCGGCCGGAATCTGGAGCCAGGCCTCGCCGTCAACAAAGGCCTTACCAGTCGGGTATACTGTGGTTCCTTTCATCAGTGTATCCAAGACATCTCCTGTCTTAGGGTAATCCCGGACATACAGCGATGACGCAGTTATGATCAGGCCAGCTGCGCCGGTAGCGATCTCATATGTGCTTGATACGTTGCTGCTATCCGTATAATCAATGTCACATAGTTTCAGTACGTGCGTCCATGCCGTGTCCGAAACCTTAGACTTAATAGTTCCATAATTAATACCCTTGGCTTCGATGCAATAGCCATTGCCGATGTACACGCCGATATGACCGGACTTCCACACCGCCCAGCCAATCATACTTTCGTCCAGCTTACCAATCACCACCGTCTGGGAAGCCGTATCCTTATAGTTAAAGCTGCCCCGGAGTGTGCCAGTAAGCCAACTGATCAAACCGGAGCAGTCGGTGCAAGCCTGCCCAATGAATGTTTTTGCTTTTGCAATGTACGCAGCCGTAAACGTAGACGGATATAAGGCTGCCCAGGTATTGATCTGTGTTTGCGTAAGCACCGCTCCTTTTGCACCGTAAACATATGGAGTGCCCAGCTTGCTTTCACACCAGGCTACTAATTCCGCTTTCGTTTTCATATAAAATCCCCTTTCATTTTTCACACAAGTTCATAGGTTGCCCTAAAAATTTCTGGTTTGCAAGTGTAAATTTCACCTTGTGCGCCTTGTATAATATAATCACCAACAGCGGCTTCCATCGTCCCTTCTAATGTTTTAATATAAAATTTAACGCTGGGCGATCCTGCGTTCTTAAACCATGCATTTCCTTCTTTGATGGCATCAACAATCCATTCCGGATCTTCTTCCTGATCCGGTCCTCCAGTCCAATTGAACGCATCAATTATTACCAGTTTCGTTCTATATTTCATATTCCCCTCCAATCTAAAAGGGGCAGAGATTTTCCCCACCCCGGTCAATGTTGCGACGTCGCAACTATTCCTTTTTCAGCAGCTGCGCAAATGCCTGATGTAACCCCGTGGATGCCAGGCCACTGAATAAGCCTTGCAACAGCCCTTCTGGGGAAATGTTCCACCCGCTGATCCAAATGGCCAATAGCACCCCCAGAACGGCGCACAGGGTGGGGATATACTTATTGTCTATATCCTTAATCCAGTGCTTGGCGATATAACCTGCGCACAGGCAGATCCCCACGATTACCGGTACCATAAAATTACTCAAAAAACTTAAATCCATAATTAATTCCTCGCTTTCTCATTTTCTTCCAAATCACCAATCCGGTGATTTGCAACCTTCATTTGTTCTTCTAATATAAAGGTACGCTCAATAACCGTATTGTGTTTGTCTACCTTCTTTTCAAGCTGCGCCAGCCGGTATGTAGTCAGCTTTGCGCTGGCTAGAATGCCAGCAAAAGTACCTATTGCACTACCGGCCAGGCCAATTAGTGATACCATAATTTCTGTCGGCATTATGTTGTCATCTCCTTAAGTCTTATTTTCTTGCTCCCGGGCCTTGGTTTGGATGTTGATCGCCGTTAATGCTGCTCGGCGCGGTCGGATCCGGCCCGCAGAATGGCCGCCGATCAACCTCCTTCTGGGGTCCTACGCCGGGTCCCGTTTCCGCACGATGACCGCAATCATCCATTCCGGGTTCCAATCCGTCATGTTCGTTGATGTCGCAGTCCGTCGCATCGTGCGGGTCACAATCTCTGTGTAATTTCTTGCTCTCGTCCATAGCTTTGTCCTCTTCTTTCCTTAATTATTAAATGTATGTTAAGCCGCATGAGCGGCGGGTTACTTAATTTCTTTATCTTGCTGGTTCTGCCTTAAGTAACAGCGATGTCCGGCAAAAAATATTGTAAAAATCGCCGCCAGTGTTATCTTAGCACTGGCGGCAGCTATAATTGATTCACCCATAATATACACATATCAATCCTCCTATAATTCATTTACGAACAAATATGTTCCGGTAGTACTTACGATATCACTTGATGATCCCTGTGCATATGCAACAATATGTTGCCCTGCTGCTATATTGCCATATACTGTACAAGCCGTAGTAGCCGTTCCCCCTATTGAGTAATTATAGCTCTCACCAAGATCAAGGTACGCAGTGGAAGAATAGATTTTTAATATACCGCATCTCTTCCTTCCGGCAGAAGATGCACTATAAACAAAATTCACATGTGCCATAAAATACATATCTTTCTTTGCTTTTAGTGCATATCCCCATATATCAATGGATTCCACTTCAAAATAGGAACCGACATTCTGCGAAAGCAAACCACACTGAAAATATATATTTCCCCCGCTTTGTGCTGATGACATGGCAGCTTTACAACCGGCTCTGTTGTAATTATCCAATGCTGACTGCACAAAAGCAGTTGTTGCTATTTGAGTACTCTTTGAGCCCGTGCTGGCTGTTGGTGCTGTTGGTGTACCAGTTAGAGCTGGACTGGCGATATCTGCCTTGGATTTCAGGTTGGTTTTCACAAATGCCGTTGTTGCTATCTGCGTACTATCTGTAGCTGTAATTGGCGTTGGTGCTATCGGAATGCCGGTGAGGACTGGACTGGTAAGCGGTGCTTTTGACGCTATTTCTTTTTGCACAAAAGCGGTATTGGCTGCCTGTGTATTATTGGCTCCGGATGCTGCCGTTGGTACCGTCGGTATTCCGGAAAAGGCCGGACTGGCAAGCGGTGCTTTCGAAGCAAGCTGATCATCGGCATGTTTCTTCAGGTCGGAAATTGCTTTTGGTGTAGCTGCCTTGTTTTCGCTCATATCCGTTAATGAGCTGCTCAATTGTACAATCCCCGACTGCGAGATAGAAGCAGCCGGTATAACAATATCTGGTGGTCTTTGAGATTGCAATAACTTCCCATCGGCACCTAATGTCGCAACTCCATTGGCAATACCCTTTTCCGATGTCAGGATATAATTGAGCAGGCTTTTGACTATCGCGCTGTCATTTTCAAGCAATTGCTTAAATTTCGGAGTGAGCGAATCTGCATGAGCTGCAGTATTTGTTGTGATCTCTTCCATCGTCAGATTAATATTGGCAGATTGATCAACTATTATATTACCCATCGTTCCTCACCTCCTTAAAAAGCATCGTCAATAACAAAAGACATTTCAACATCATCATCTTTGCCTTTTTCAGAAAATGTCTTAATAGCAATAATGTCTCCATCCGTATCATACAAACCTATTTCACTTATTTTGGTACCGCCAAGTTCCGACTCTCCCAACACGCATGTATACCGGCAGGTAGTGGGATACAAATCCCTCGCATCATCTGTCACGTACTCATAACTGCTGTAAGGCTTTCTATAGACCTCGGAATTTAAGCCGGTGCTATTTTCATCCGGAGGGAGCACTCCCCCCTTTACATCTACTCCACCAATACCAAATGCAAAACCAGCAATGGCCGGCAGACTTCTCTCACCGGCTCTGGCCCTTAACATCTTGGATCGTGCTACTTTCAATACTACTGCTTGCATATCATTCCTCCATCGTTATAGTTTCTTTATTACTGCATACAAATGGGCCAACCTCCATTCTCATCCTCATGTTTGCCCGGGTGGAATTCAGGAGATAAGTTCCGTCCCAGTTCCATGTTCCATCAAACGTCCGGAAATTCCACCAGGGGAAATTA